ACCCCTTTTCCGCATTTCATCCTTCGATTCTATTTTTATCTTTCCGCTTGAGGTATATTTGTACAAAGGCGAAGCGAGTTCCGAGGCAAGCTCGTCATCAATAGGTAGTCGGCAATCACGCTTCGCCAACCAATCTTTTACCTCAAACCATAATTCAGCTCGTAAGTTCAAATAATTTTTTTTCGTGCTTGGTGCTTCGGCAACATTGATCCCACGCACGGGAAGGTGCTGTTCAGCCAAGCGATCCACCACGCCCGAACCAAGGCCAATCACATCAATTAAGATTTCGCTCGGACGCTCGAGCGCAGTAGCGTCATCGTATCTATTTTTTACTGCACCACAAAGTTGCATTAAATCCATGCTTGGGAAAGTAATAAGTTCAAAAACAGTATTTCCCTGGCGTACGCACAAAGCAGAATTATCTCCGCCAAAGCGGGCGACATCTAAGCCCCATACTATAGGTGCGCTCGCGGTTAGCGATACATCACGCCCCATGGACGCACGAATTAACTCCATTGGTATGACAGTATCATCGTCCGCAGATGGAAATTCGCCCATAACTTCCACGCGTGCGACAGTAGAATCTTCGCCATACTGTTCGATCATGCGTTGGAACAATTCTTTGTCCGTTCCTTCGACCGTGCGGGAATCTATTTGTTCGGTTTTCCAGAAAGATCTTTTAGAGTGGAAAGAATCATAGAACGGGCCTGTGTTCCTGCGTGGGTTGGAAAAGGTAAACCAAAAACGATTCTTCGTGGGTTCGGAGAAGAAACCTTCCGATACTGAATATATGGGTGCTGGTATACCAGATGCTTCGTCCATGATTAAACAAACACCATAAGATGAATGGATACCCGCAAATGCGTCTGGATTCTCCTCAGACCATAATTGAGCCTGTGCATAGTAGTAACCAGTATCTATCTTTAGATCGTCTATCAGTGCTTTTTCAAACCATTGTGCTGGTTTTATAGTTGTGGCCGTTTTAGCAAACCAATGAGAGTGTATAGAGAGCGTTAGCCACTTACCTAACTCAGCCCATGTTCTACTTCTAAGCTGTTGTTCTGTGTTAGCTGTAACGATTATGGTTGAGCCTAGTCTGGTTGATAGCATCCAAAGTATTAACCATGAAACTAAAGCAGATTTACCAATACCACGACCAGAAGCAACTGCCATTCTAAACATCTCAGGCATATCAATACTTTCATTTCTTTGGATATGCGTTGAAATTTCTCGCAAAATTTTTTCTTGCCACTTCCTTGGCCCTTCAAAATGCTCGAGGGGGGTATCCTTTTGTCCCCAAGGGAAAACAAATCTGACAAAGTTTAATGGATCATCTTTGATGTTCATTGACCAGATAGATGTCATCAATTCTTTTTCTTGCTTAACTGAATATTTCATAAAATTTTATTTCATTTGATATATATATAACGCACGCCCACGCACGCGAAAGGGGGGGTAAAATCGCTCATCTTGGAGAGAAAGGGAGAAAAGATATTTTTCTGCAATTTATTACCGCCCCCTATTTTTCAGTATCCTGCACACGCTCGAACGCACGCAGGGGCAAGTCTAGCGTTTCGGAACTTTTGTCTTCTAATGCTTCCGTGCGCTCGTGCGTGACGCCTGGTCGCTCGCTCGTGCCTTCGATAATACGCTGTCGTGCGTCCGTGAGAATATTGCCCAGGTCGAGATTGTGATTTACTTCCTGGCGGTCTGCCCAGTTTTCCGATCTGTTCTTTAAATAGAATATTTGGGCCGTAACATTGTTTTCAAAAAGAGCATTATTAATGAGAGCCTGGGCAACTTTAGACACTCCTAATGCTTCCCCCTTTTTTAATGCATGCTCTATTTCCCCATATTCTTTTCTATGGCGGTCTAATGTTGACCAAGAAATACCAAGGCAACGACATATCTGCCGAAGCGATAAACCTTGAGACGCGTACTCTGTAATTTTTTCTAGTGTTTCAGGATTGTTAAGATCTTTCTTTTTTCTTCCTGGTTTACCTGGTGTTTTAGATGTTCCCATTTTCTCCGCTCTTTACCTTATTTATTGTAATTTATACCTGGAAAATTATTTTTATTTTTTTTCATTATTTTGTTGATATCTTTCTCAAAATGACGATAATGGGGAATACCTAGGAAGAACTAGGCATTTAAGGGCATAGCCCAGGAGATAAATAAACATGAATAAAATCAAAATAACCAAAGAAGAATTTTTCAATATGGACAATGGGATTGTGCAAGACATAACCCAAAAATTTATATACCCGCACATATTGAGAAATCAAAGCAGTTTAATAATTGACCTGGATACATTTGGGGTGAATGGTTTTTTATATGAGGATATAGAAAACTTGTTTATGACTGATGAGGAAATTATTAAATGGCACTTAGACGACATAGAAATTGAGGGCAAGGAAATCACAGCAGAAGACCTGGACGACTTCAGATATGACAACCCAAAAGAAATCTATGAATGGTATTTAGTGAGCGATTGGTTTATTAATAAATTAAGAGAAATAAATGAGCCAATATTGGACAACGATTACGGCGAATATTGGGGAAGATGTTGCACAGGCCAAGCAATATATCTTGATTATGAAATTCAAGAATTAGCATATAAATACAGCCATGATGAAAGGCTATATAAAAATGCAGAGGTTGCCTAAATGATTAAACTTTTAAAGCCGAGCGAAGAATTAGAGCCAGTTTATGGACTGGCTTTATTATTAGAAAATCCTGACCATGGTTATTTCTTATATCTTGATTTCAACAAGAAGAAAAAATCCAGGTATGAGGAGTTAAATAAATTTATCCAGGTGCACAGAGATGAGGAGTTTACTTTTAAATTTGGACGCCTAGTATTTCAATCAATTAGCTATCAATTCAATTAAGGGGGAAATATGAAACTAGAAACAATCAGAAACCTAAAAGAAACAGAGCATAACCAGGTGCGAGTTAATACACGCAAGGGAATTATTAACTGTTATGACATTAGGCCAAGGATATTTAATACCTGGCTAATTAATGACTTTGATATTCCAAGCACTAGAGCGCAGAAGCTAGGCGTTGCGATTGATGCCTTGCATGATGCATTGTGCTACATGGACGAGGAATACCAGGAGAAAATATTTAACATGCCAATTAAAGACTTGGTTAACCAATTTGCGAAACTTGAGGAACTAAGGACGCTTTAATGAAAACTTATATTACTAATGTTGGCGGTGTGAAAATCACCGCCCACTCTTACGAGGAATTCCAGGCCAAGATTGCCTACGCTTTAAAATGCCAACACAACTACAAGGCATTAAAAGATTTAGAGTTTAAATTTACCAGGGGAGAAAAAAATGCCTAAACCAAAAATTACCAGGTTTATTTCTTTCCTGGGAATTAATGCCAGGATAGACATAACAGAAAAATATTTCCCTGATGTTAATTTGTGGGAGATCAGCACGGAGAACGACCAACCAATACCAATGACAAAAACAGGTTATAAGACTAATTGGTTTTTTGATGACATCACAGAAACAACCATTTACGAGATATTAGACATCATAGCCAAAAGCAACGACATACCTAGAACGCAAATACAGCTTCTTGACGAGCCGTTCACACCTAAAGAGGATAATACCTACACGGACACAAAAGACGCTCTTAAAACGCATCTATGGACGCAGAGCAAAGAATTACAGCAAGGATATCTATTCTAATGACCAGGTACAAACTAATTTACACGGAATACACGGACGGCCACCAGGCGGACGGAGAAACCAAACAAAAAGAATTCCAGGCGGAGAGCCTAAAAGATTTATTCATTCAGGTGTTAGAGATAACGCAACGGAATGAAATAAAACCAAGCAACATTAACGCAATACTGCGGGGAGATAAATAAAATGCTATTAATTAACTACGGAATACAGGACGGAGAAAATGAATACAGGGATTGGTACTGTGATGAAAATTACAACCATAAAGATTATGAAACAGGAAAGGTCACATATTTGGAATTATTAAATTGTTTATATTCGGTTAACGAAGATGACTTTGAGGGAAGTAATGGCTACATGTCATATTGGGATAATACTAGACTAGTATGGATTGAAAGCATACAAAATATTGACCAAGCAACACTAGATATTTTAAGGAAATGTGCCTAATGACTGAACATACAGACAAAGTAGAAGCTAGACGCTTCCAGTTATTCAAAGAGCAAACAGATTTACCAACCCTAGAAACTAGGGCGGATTGGAATTACACGCTTAAACATTATCCAAGCGGTAAAAAAATTAAAGTCTTTGACGATAAACGCAAGAAAGACCAAATCATTAACGAGGGAGAAAATAATGAGTAAACAAATAACAGAGGATAACGGCTATAGAGATTGTAATGTATGCGGAAAATCTTTTAACATTTTTGATGACGGCTACGGATTACTTGATTTAGAAGAAATCCTAGAGTGTACAGAAGAACGCCAACACCAATGGCAAAAAGAAAACCCAGATATAGATTTAACTGGCTATTTTTGCATTAATTGTGCTGGAGATACTATCGAAGATATAGAGGGAGAAAATAATGGATAAAGCATTAAAAGCAGTAAGAGAGGCAAGCATTTCTATAGCTTGTTTATTAGATGATGTATCAGTAAATAAAAGCGAAGAAATAAATCTTTCAGAATTGCATAAAGATATTGAGCATATTCAAAATCAAATAACAATTTTGGAAAACTATCTTGAGCCTTTTGTTATAGAAGAACTAAACAATTCTATTGCAGACAAATACCAAAGTATTGGAACTAATAACGCGGATTATTTCGTACAAGAGGAAAACGCATGATCAACACCACTTTTTACTTTGACTACAACGGCACGGCTGTTTCTTGGAACTACAAAGGCGACTACACGGACAACACCAGCCCTATCTATAAGGCGTACAACCATAAGACATATAAACCACGCCTAAACGATCTTGTAATCCTAGAAACGCACGGCCACGATAAACGCACGCTTAAACAAGCATTGTTAGAAAGTATCAACGCAACACCGCTTGATAAACCAAAAAGTATTTGGAGTAAGCAATGAAAACAATTATTTGGGAAAGCGTAGTAAAACGCACGAACGGCAAACCAATAATCATTATTGAAAGCAACGGCAAATCCTACGCAGTCAAACAATGCGACTACAAAGGCAACGAATATAAAACGCTAGACACCTTTAACAACCAATGGGACGCTGAAAATCACGCGATCACCCGCACGCTCGGACACACGCATGATTGAGTTTCTCATACGCACGACCGCATTTATAATTCTTTTTACCTTTATTTATATAATCGCCTGGATTTTTATAGATAAGTTAAAATAACCTTTTACGCACGGGAACGGGTAATTGTATATATTTATCTCCCCCCTTACGAACGCTCGTTCTCGTGCATCTGCTCAATCATAACCACACCTAGACCAACCAACAGGATATGCTTACGCACGCCCGCTTTCGCTTTCCGCACGAGCGTCCGCTCGTTCTCTAACGCTATCCACAATATATTCTTATCCACTAGCTCACTCACGCACGCACCTACGCTGTTCCTACTTAGGCCTATCATCTTGGCGTAGTACGCATAGGCATCATGACTGCTCATAGTTTCCGCACGATAACGCTCGCATATTGCCCACAAGGTTAGCTTGCTTCCAGGCGAGAGCGTACGATCGCCTGCGTGCGTACGAAACCACTTCCACACACATACTCGCATCTTGCTAAAGTTTCTATACTTAGCTACTACGCTCGCACGAACGCACCCACTTCTGCTTTCGTTCTCAGGGATTGCATCTTCTATCCACCAGAACTTATCCATTTACTTTAACCCCCATAAGAGAGATTGCCGTGCTAACGGCAATTCTCTATATGTTATGTTATGGATATACGCAAAGTATCTTTGCATTAATCGCCAAGTATCTTTGCATCTATTGCAAAGTATCTTTGCATTAAACAGGTGATCGAGAGTGAAAATACCAAGTAAAAAAATCATTTTTGAAGGGTAGATTTCGACTTTTTCACTTGGTTTTTTACAGAAGGAGAAGATTTATTTTCACCCTCGATCTTAATTCTTTTGTTAAATATCCGGTCAAAATTATCATCAAACTTTGACTTATCGTACGGACGAGGTTTACTGCCCTTGCTCATTCTTGCCACCATAAAACATAAATAGCCAGGACTCCCATAAAAACTATGATGTTATTAATTAGTAAATCGCTCATTGGTCATCTCTCCCGAACGCTATCTGGGAAATGATATTTGGTAATCTTTTTACAATATCTTTTTCCTCTGGTGTTTTCTTTTTCTTGTTATCAATCTTTGTGCCGTATTCACCTAACGCACATAAGATGATGTGTTTATCTTCACTATCTACTATTAATTTAAGTGCCATATTAAAACTCCCAATTAATGCCTTTCTTTTCGTACACTTCTAAGACGGCATTTCTTCTTATCAGTGTCATAGGGTTAGTATCAACCTCTGATGAATTAGCTTTTACCACTCCAGCAGTAACTACCCTGGTCCTTTCATACTCCAGGCCTTCTTCTGCACAGATGTTTTTAACCTGTTGTTCTTCACATAAACCGACCGCTAAACATAACCTATGTCCGTCTATCAATGAGCTACTTCCACGAACGCTGGCTCTAAGGGACATTTGATCCTCTTGTACTGCCAATGCGCTTTTCGCCATATGATGCAGTGAAAGTACGGACGCTTCAAACTTTGATGCAATCCCCGCACAGAATTGACAATACAACTGAGCCGCTTCCTGGCTAGTCGTAATAGGTGCGGCCACAAAACTTTGTATTGGGTCAATGATTACCAAAGAAATATCATTAAAACTAGATAATTCTTCTACCAATTCGTCTGCTTCTGGCGTAAGGGCTAAACCATTTTTATCATCTTTTAATAACATTAATGGTTTTTCTGTATCTGGTACTGTATAAACATAAGTGTCATACTCGGTGTCATACCTTTTATCTTCTGGGTCTAAGGCCTTTAATCTTCTAAAGACTTCATTGCTGTCGTCCTCTGCAGCCAACACCAGAACATTACCTGGTTTCTTTATTGGTTTACCTAGCCAAGTGCCACGCCCAGAGCTTACCTTTAATGCAAGATCTAACGCTAACATTGACTTACCTACTCCACCGATTGATGCAAGTATCCCTGGTTTAGATGTTTCTAATAATCCTTCAACCAACCAAGACCTTGGCGGGGGATCGCCAACCATTCTCTTTATTGAGAATTGTCGTATGCCAAGACCTTGATTGTTTATTTCTAATCTGACTGCATCTAAACCATTAGAAACGGCTAGATCGTTGTAATCACCAACGACTGAGGGTAAACGGATAAGACATTTATAATTTTGTGATGCTATTTCTTCTGCTTTCTTCTTGCCTAGACCGCTTTCATCATTATCAAACGCAAGAATTAACTTAGCATCTGTCTTTTCTCTGATGTTTTTGACAGCATCTTTACCAAAGTTAGCTGAAAATACGCACGCCACAGGTAAATTGGTTGCTTGATAGATACTAGCACCTGTAGCCATGCCTTCTGTAATGACAATGGTATCCAACTTATCCAGACTGCGGTAATCCGCCCCGATTAAAAAAATGTTTCCTTTGACTTCGCCAGAAGAAACAAACCTTTTTTGCCCGTCAGCCTGGATGTATTGGAGTGATCGTATTTTACCAGATAGGTTATATATAGGGATAACTAAGGCGTTGTTGTGTGTCCTTAGATTAAAACTTTTGATCTGTTTATTTTTAAGATAGTCGTGATGTATCGCTTCTGGATACGACTGAAACCTTTTTTGACAATCCTCTGCAACTTCTTCATATCTTTCTTTCTTTTGTTTCTCTGCTTCTTCTTTAGCTTTAGCTAACGCTTCCTGTAACCTTTGTCGCTCTCCATGATCGAGCTTAGACATCTCCACAGATGACCATTTGTATTCCGCCCCCGTTCTCCAGTTTCCGTAAGTTGCGTATAAGAAATCATTAAAAGTATTAATAACATACCAACCTGATTTCTCATTTCCTTTGTCTGGCCTTATTCCTTGTGTTGCTGTTACGGGTACTCGGACGAGTTCCCCGCTAGTATTTAAAAAAGAAACATTTAAACCTATGGATTGCATTTCTGCAATAAGGTCCGATTCATTTCCCTGGTTTTTTTTGTATAAAAATGATGGATCAACAACCAATCCATCTTTACCGCTATATTTCGTTAGATCCATCTACCCCATTCCTTGCTTGTTCGATTGCGTAATCAAGATATCCACGCACGAGTTCATTAAAAAACGCTCTCCTGTGTTCTCTTTTCCACGCATGTAATGGTTTTTTTATAGTTTCACCATCACTTTCTTTACTCAAGCTAATATATTTTTCCTTCGCACGAGCGACCGCATACTCAATTCCTTTTTCACTTATTTGTGCCATTTGCCCGAGCGTTTCTCCTTCTTTTAGTTTCTCCTGGCACGCACGACTGCACGCACCAAACCACTTCTCATCACGATAGAACAATAGACCGCCAACAGGCTGACAGCATATGCCACAAAGTGACGGCCTATCATTCCGTAAAGCATCAAAATGGTATTTCTTCGTCTGCCTCTGGGGAAACACCATTATCTTTTGCTTCTTCTTTTTTGACAGGGGCAGACTTAGCTTTTTGCCAGCCTTTGCCCTTATTGTCATCAATGACGAGATAACCTTTCTCATCTTTCACCAGATTTGCACGCACGGACGAACCAACCAACTCGCTTGTGTCCTTGATCTTATCAAAGCCCATAGCCTTTCCAAGATTGGCAAGCGATTGTAAGCCAATGCTTACGGCTGCTTCGCTCGTATCATGCTCTACTGTAAAAGTGTGATAGACCAGACAAGGTTGTTCAACGCATTTGAATTGCACTTTCAATGCAACCCAGCCGTTTCTGCCTTGTATTTCTTCGTCTGAAACATATTCCAATGTATATGTTCCAGGCTCTAGGTGTGATCCTAGATCGCCACTTTCAAAATCATATTTACTTAGATCCATTTTTCTCTCCTTATCCTAAGTCGTAAGATTCATAATCTCTGAGGTAATCAATAAGATCACCGCAGTCCTGTTTGATGACCACTAAACGATATAGTGTTTCGTCAGGTAGCTGAGTGTTATTAACATCAATGCTATCAACATATTTGTTAATGACGCTAACTACTCTGTTCATAGACTGATCTAGTCTATCTATCTCATTTAGTCTAGCCATCTTTCTTTTCTCCTAACATGGCCTTTCTAATTTCAGACCAATCAAAAGGTAAAGAATCTGGTAATGCGTATCTATTTTTAGCCAGAAACGCTGGTTTCTCTCTGCAATAAACAACTGCATCACCTGCAACTGCCTTTGTAGACATACCGCCTTTGCCCTGTACCTTAACAGTACCCATTTTATAATTTGCAAAAAACACGCAATCTGCGTTCTCCATCACAACATCACATGCCTTTCTGTGGAGTTTCGGCTCAAATCTGTCGTAAGGCTCTATCTCTGGAGATTCAAACCTTTTGATTTGATGGTGGCCTATTTGAATAGTAACCATGCTTTTCTTTTCTCTGAGATTGTTTAGAAGATCTAAGTATTGTCGCCAATGTTTTAACACTTCTACATAACCTTTGCCGTAGCCTGGTTGCTCAATAGATTTCCAGCCATTCTCATCACATGCTTTTTGCCAAATCAGTGGCTCTAACCAGTCAATAGAATCAACCACAACTGTTTTATATTCGTGATCTTCGTCTAATAGATCTTGCAAATAACCAAGCACTTCATCAAATGTTGTACAAAGCGGTGTTTGCGGTGCTTCTATTGTTCCCATTCCATCTTCTGTAAGTATAAAGATTGGATTAGGCATCTTTGATGCGAAAGTAGTTTTACCAATCCCCGCACCACCATACAAAATAATCCTAGGCGGTTTCTGTTTACCTTTACTTCTAATATCAGCTAAACTCATTGCACCACCTCAACTTTATCTTCGCCTTCAACAGCATTTTTTAATTGATTGCTATAGTGTTGTGACAGCAATTCTAGTTTTT